GCCTACCGATAATCAAGGCAACTGCCTGATCGTCGACGGGTTTGACAACGACAATCTATGGGAAATCAACGGGAGGCTCTATGACTAATTTTCCTGCTATCGCACCAACACGACGGAGCTACACAGCACCAAAGTTCCCGACTAAGCGGTTCGACTCCATCAGCGGTGCTGGTGTCACTCGCCTTTACGGCAGCAAGTCTTTCGGCGCACAGCTGCAGCTGGAGTTCAACCAGAACGATGAAGGCACGCGGCAGTTCCTTGACTGCTATGAGGCAGCCCGTGGCAACTTCGGCACGCTGAATTTGCCCGCTCAAATCTTTGACGGGATGACAGCTGAATTGCAGGCATCAATCCCTAATCAGTTGTCGTGGCGATTTGCTGGAACGCCGCAAGTTGAATCGCTGTTCCCCAATCGTTCACGCATCCGGGTCACCTTGGCTGGAACTTTGGATGTTTGAGCCCTGGCTAAAGTAGGGGCAGATTTAGACGCAGCATGGCAGTCCGGACAGGCAGCAACGGCCAACTGCGCTGGCGTGATTCTGTCGTCGCACGAGTCAGATCCTGGAGTCTGACGGTCAATAAAGACGCACTTGAGACAACGCAGCTTGGGGATTTTGACCGTACTTACTGCAGCGGTCTTCGTGGCATGACCGGCACAGCCGACATCATGTACGACCCAGACGAGCTGAGTGCAACCCAGTTGTTCAACGATATCAACAACAACGCCCAAACTGCACTGAGCAATGTCGAGTTCATCCTTGACTCCGGAGGCAACAGCGAACTGTCTGGATCGGCAATTTTGACCAGCGTTTCTACCAATGTGCAGGTTGGCGCAGTCACAGCTTGCAGCGTCAATTTCACCATCACTGGTCCTATCGCTGGTGGGTTTTAAGCCATGGCTGTCCTCGGAATAGAGGGGCTGGTCAGACTTCGCCGCGAAGCACCAGCACCGCTAATCGTCAGCAGCAAGACTGTGCGAGCTGACATTGACAAATTTCTCGTCAATTCAACTGACTACTGGAGCGGTGATGAGGTCTACGTTTTTGCTGAGCGTGGGCTGCCAATACGGGGTAACTGCAGCGACGGTGTGGCAATGTATGCCGACGGCTACTGGGATGTAGGCCCTAACCGTACGCACATAAGCAGCGACAACGATACTTTCTACCTTAAAGGCGGCCGAAACGCGCCGTTCTACTGCAGCGGTGGGGATCAGAGTGGGAGCTATTTCATTCACCGCGACACGCTGAACCGCCTGAGTCTGCACACCGACTATTGCTCAGCAGTCAATGGTGGGGACAGCGACCGCGTTGACTTGGCTCAGTACGATTTCCAGACAATGCTGATCGCACCAGCTGGAACGCAAGAATACAACGACGCTCTAGCGCAGTGTGTTGCAGCGTTTGGTGACTACAGATTCAGCGATGCCCGTGATGAAGCCACGCTGGAATCCATCTGTCAATTTGCACCGGATTACGAAAAGCCTGTTGCCGGCACAGGCGAATACGACGACGCAGACCTGACCCCCCGCCGCTGGATCGGTGGCTTCCCTTGGGTGATTCAGTGTCAGCTCAAAGAGTGGAGCCTTGATCTCGATAGCTCGGCTATCGACACCAGTCAGGTTGGTGAAAAGTTTGGCGAAAACGTCAAAAGCATTGTCACTGGCGGCGGAACGTTCGACTTTTTTATTGATGGTGCTGAAAGCGGTGATGGGAGCATCACACCGGTGGATCCGACATATCTGATGCAGCTGCTTTTGATCACAGACAAAGGCGCTAAGGCCGATGCCGAATTCCGTTTGATGGCACCACGCGAACCTGACATTTGCAGCAACAACTGTTCACCGTTGGCTCAGGGGAACCTGTTCTATAAAACCAAGTTGCTGATTACGAAAATCGCAGTCAATGTACGCGCCACTGAGATGATTATTGGCAGTGCTGCTTTTGCCACTTCTGGCCCCATAGAAATGAACCTCGGAAGGGACTGACTAAACTAAGTCAAAGGTTCTAGTTCAATGCCGATCATCACACCTGGCCAGCCTGGCGCGATCGATCACATTGACTCAACACAGGCGCAATTCCGCGATCAGATCGCTGATGTCACAACTAGCGTCCTGCGATTAGGTGGCGGGGAAGTTGATTCATCGAAAACAACGACGCTCTACGTCGATGTCGAGACCGGCAGTGACAGGTTCGTTGCAGGCATCGCCGACCCGTCAGTTTCACCGCCGCTGACAAATCAGCAGATCACTTGCGGCTATAGCGAGCTGGCGCCGTTTAAAACGCTGAAACGTGCACTTTTAGAAGCAGCGCGACTATCAGTAAACAAAGGTGAGCCAGATGTTTTTGACCGCGTTTTGGTCAAGGTTGCCGCCGGCCAGCAGACAATCGATAACGCACCTGGCACGGGCTTGACCGTCAGCAAATGGGCTGATGACTACGAACCCAGCGAAGAAGACCTGCGGGCTTTTAATGGTGACGAATTGGGAGTCATCATCCCCCGCGGTGTCTCCGTCGTTGGTGCGGATCTACGTAAATGCGTGATCCTGCCAACCACCGTTCCAGTACCAGATGCTGATCCCCGCACTGGTCGTGGCTCGGTGTTCCTCAACACGGGCGGTTCTTCGTTTTTCTCATTCACATTTAAGGACTCACCTGGGGAGAGTTACAGCCATCACCTGCTGAGCTGTTTTGCGTTCTGCAGTGACACCCAACTTGAGGCTTACTACACCAAGGTTGCAACCGCGTTTGGCATTGACCCTACAGATATTGATGTAGTCAACCCTGGTGAAACTCAGATCACTACTGTCTATCCGCCCGACCCGACGCCTGCAGTAGACAGCACATTCGGCGCTTCAGCATATGTTTTTAACTGCTCATTACGCAGCAGCTATGGCATGTGCGGCATGTATCTGGACGGCAATAAGGTGACCGGACTGAAGTCAATGCTTGCGGCGCAGTTCACAATAATTTCTCTTCAACGTGACATGAATGCGTGGCAGATTTACACAGGTGGGGCGTGGCGTGTTCCTAATAGTTACGACGAATTTATCAGCACTAATTCAAACGATGTTCGTGCGCGAATTGCAGGCAATTTCGATGTAGTCACTGGTTGCTACGAGACAGATTACAGAAACTTTGGATACAAACTGATCAACAATGCACTAATTCAGGAAGTATCTTGCTTTGTGATTGGTGCGGCTGTGCATCATTTTACGGCCTCTGGAAGTGAATGCACAATAACGAATAGCAACAGCAACTTCGGCCAAACATCGCTGTTGTCTTCCGGTTTTAAAGGTATCGGAACTCAGGGTGGTGCGTTCAAACAAGATCAGAACTATTCAGCACTACGTGTCCGACGTCCGCTGTTAATCCCTACCGATGGAACGAATATCAGGCAGATTGCAGTTGGAACCGTTGACAACTATGCCGCAGATACGGGTGTCATTACGCTTGAAAATCCGTTTGATCCTGAGCAGGTTTTTGGCAAGTACGGCTACTCGCTCAAAGGCGGTGATTACATCTGGATTGAGAATAGGTTTAGGGACCAAGGCCCTGATGCCCCGAACGCATCTACTGACGTGCGTGCGCCACTGGCCGTCGGTCCATACGATCCAGCCAATCCTGATCAGATTGTTGTCAACACTGGGGCAAAGAACAACTTTGGTACGTTCACCGATCCAGCAAAGCTGAAGGGGTCTCGGGTCTATATCCGTCGGTTGGTCGACACCCGCAAACCAGAAGAGCGCGAATATTCGCTTTTGATTGGCACAACCTCGGAGTCGAGCAGGCGCCCGGTAGGCAACTACGTGCTGCGTTTAGGCGGTCGCAGTGATGTCACCGGGCAGCTGGATCCAACCAACAACGCTAATGAGATGTTCCTGACCAGCACGGTCACGGACACCGACGACAGCCTGGGCAGCAAGGCTTATCAGGTCACGATCAGGCCAGCAGACGCCGGCTCATCTTTTAACCCGTCGACGTATTACCGGGTTGGCACACCGGTGGATCGCAACGGTCGGATTTTTAGATCCAAAAGAAACCAACAATTCTCTACGTTTTCTGGTGAGCAGTGGGAACCATCGCTGCCCATGCTGCCTGATGTGCGCGGCATTGAGTATCTGCGGGTTTCATCTGGCCCGACGATCCTGATTGATGCTGACCTGTCCTCAAACCCCGACAGCACAGACCTCGGCATCGATCAATCCAGCTACGGCCCAATCCTGCAACAGGTGAGGTCTGCGACAGATTTTTTAGGCGTTGCCCTGTTGATGCGAGCCATCGGCTACACCGCTCAGGACATTGGCCTTGATGAATCCGGCTCGCTGACTGGAACGGTTTTGGAGGCGCAGCCCGCAGACAGTCGTGATTGGAACCCTGCCGCTGGATCATCGCCAACACCAGCAGGAAAGCTGACAGCCCGTGATGCCTGGCCGTTTGAATTCAACCGTCCCAGCCTGATTCGAGCATTTGGCCAGGCTTGGGAATGGGTCGGGCTGCCCCAGTACAGCAAGGGAATGCCTAAGTACCAGACTTCGCCGCTGTCAGATCAGCACAAGATCGATGTTCTGGCTGTCAATTTGTTGGGCGGCCGCTGTTACAACACCGGATTTACCGAGGACGGTCTGCTGGTGCAGGGCAGCACGATCACCGATCTCGGCACTGACGTGAACGCGAATGCCGAAATCGCTGGCCTTGGTGCGTTAGCTGGCGACCCCGATTTTCCTGTAACGCCTACCAGCTTCACTGATCTGAGCGTGACTGGAGTGTTCGAGTCAGGAACACTCGCCACATTCAACGATGTTCTGATTAACGGTGAGGTTTCAGGCAATATCAGCTGGGCTGCTGGCGTGCTGCCGGTTGCGAGCGAGACCGAACAGGGCATTGTTCAGCTCGCCACTGAGGCCGAGGTCGCAGGCATCAGCACTGGTTCAGCCAATGACCTGAATGCCATCACGCCAAAAGGGTTGAGCAGTGTCCGCGGCGAAGCTGATGGCCTGTGCGAACTGGATGACACTGGGAAGGTGCCGATCGGGCGCATCCCAGCCCTGCCGCCTGATGAATTGCCTGATGCGTCGACGAGCCAGCGTGGCATTGTCGAGCTGGCCACAGGCGCTGAAACAAGGGCTTTTACCGATGCAGAGCGAGCTGTAACACCTAAAAGCCTTGGCAGTACCCGTGGAGCCTCGGACGGCTTCGCGAGCCTGGAGAACGGCAAGATTCCTATTGCTCAGCTGCCAAAGCTGACATCAGCTGATCTGAACCTGACCCCGCAGCCATGGGTTGCTGATGCGGATAACTTCGCTGCGACTTCCAATTTCACATTCAAGCAGAGAACCAATGACCCCGAGATCCAGCTAGGCGATCCTGGCGACATGTCCAACTATCTGGGAACGTCAGGGTTCATTGTTGTGGAGCGAGGTAATAGCTCAACAAAGGCATTCACCGGCATCAATGATCCGAAGTGGTGCTCAGCCGTCAATACATGGGTAAATCCAATTAGCAGAGACGAGGGTTTAACTGGAACGGTGCTGATTGGCTATTACATCGCCACCAGCGGCAAGGTGATTTACACCGCATCAATGGTGAACTACTGATGGTTACTTCAGTACCCGCCTGGTTCGGCAGCAAAGCCCGAACCCGCAAACCTCTTGCCCTTGACGTAACCACGATTACTGACACCTCTGGATCTATGTTTAATTACATTGATTACATAACAAGTGACACAATTTATCAAAGCTTAGAGACTTCTTTGCGATCACAAAATATTGGCGCATCACTCGAAAATGAAAATAGGTACAGTTTTTGTGTGGCAAAAGATAAACGCGATGTTAAGCCACCTTTGTCTGAGATTGAAAGGGATGTAACCATCCAAGGGTCTCCCGGCGCTAGAAGGTGGGTGACAGGCCCAGAAGTTACTGATACTAGCGCCCCTATCGACTACCCAGATTACGAAATTACCGGGGGCGATGGCGAAAATGTTGCGGCCTCTTTAAACACCATTCAAACAAAAGATCGAGACTACAACACATCTAGTCAGAGGATAACGATAGGCGGTACGGATACTCCTTTTTACATGGCAGACATCATTGAGGACGTCGAATATCCTAGTATTTTTATTGGTGTTCATTCGATTATCATTCGTGCTCTGAGTGAAGACCCTAGCGCAGGAATACCACCTACACCACCAGGCCAGTTGGTCGGTTTTGTGTATACGACAGACACAGTAGGCACTGCTATTTATATTGATGGAACTACTATCAATTATCGAGAAAATATGCCCACGTTTGGCATAAGCGTAACCTCAAGAAACTCTGATTTAGGTATCCCACGCTCTATAGGGAAATTAGTTGACCAGGCTATCGCAACAAATGGAGCAGTTTATGACATTGAATTTTTCACAACTCCTGAAAAATATGCACTACTTACTCAATCGTTAGGCGCAGTTTTGGGCAAGTATCTGTATAGTCTCACTTGAGCGCTAAAGCACTTGTTCAGCATCGCTAGACTGTGATTACCGGCCCATGCCGGCGTCCTCAGCTCCATAGCGATGGCATTAGAACTGCTCCTCAAAAAGAGTTCGGTCTCGGGCAAGCTTCCTGTTGCTAGTGATCTCGCTTTCGGCGAGATTGGCATCAACTACAACAGCGATGGGCCGTTCCTCTCGTGCGTGGACACGGCAGGCAACGTCCGCAAGATCAACTCAGTGTGGGTGGCGCCTTCGCCTCCACCTGGGCCGACGGTTGGCGATCCCTGGATCGACACTTCGGGCGATACGGCCGAGCTTTACCACTACGTCAATGACAGTGACGGTTGGAAACCAGTGGCCAGTGCTGGCATGGCTACCACGACCGAGGCCGGTTTGGTCATTCTCGCTAACGAGACAGCAATCACCAACGGATCGACGGGCAAGGTCGTTGATGCAGCGCAGCTGAAATCTGCAGTCTCGGGCTTCATTGTCTCGGTTGGAGCAACCCTACCGATTCAGATTGGAGGCACAGCTAGTGCTCCAGTCATCAAACTTAAGCCTGGTTCTCCCAACTCTCTGCTTGCCACAAACAATGCAGGTGATGGCACCGAATTCACAACCACCATTCAAGGAGGATCTTTCTAATGGCAATTCAAATCATCACTAAGAATTCAGCTACTGCTGGTTCGGTGCCTGCTGCTAACGCACTCGCTCAGGGTGAATTGGCTATCAATGTCAAAGACCGGAAACTGTTCAGCAAAGATGCTGACGGCAGCGTCTTTGAGTTGTCCGGTTCTCAGACGGGAACCAATACGCTGCAGCAAGTCACCGATGCGGGCAACACGACGACAAATGATATTGAGATTGGCGGCGGTAATATCGAGCTGAAAGCAAGTAACGGCAGCATCACTGCGGCTGGTGATGTAAGCTCTGGTAGTTATGACGATAGTAAGGATAATACCAAAGGAGTAAAAATTTTTTCAAATGGTTCGGTACGAGTTCAACGTGAGTCTACCGCTGCTGAAAATGCTTATAGTATTGCTAATTACTCTGGCAATACATTAAATTGGACAGTGAGGGCTAATGGCACTCAACAAATTGGGGGAAATATTGGAGCTGGTATTGACTCAGGCTCTCCCAACATCTCACTGAAGAGTGATGGCTCGGCTCAATTCTCCGGCTCCGTCTCAATCGGCGGCACTGGTACTGCGAACACGATTGATGAATATGAAGAGGGGCAATGGACTCCAGACGTTACCAACACCAATGGCGATCCTCGAACAGGTGTTGCTATATCTAAAGCTACATATAGGAGAATAGGTGGAATTGTTACTTGCTCCCTGCAGCTTGATCTAGATGCTGATGAATCAACGCTCGGCTTTAGATTTTCACTTCCTTTTGTTAGTGGAGCATATGGTTGTTGCAGCATAGTTCAGGCATCAAGTATAAATGGTGATACTCTTAATGGCTACATATCTGGAGGAAATATGAGATGTGGGTTCCCCACAGATCACACCAGTGGAACTAAAGATTATAGAGGTTCCTTCACCTACAAAATCACCTAATAACAACAGACCGCAACTGTCTAAAAACTACGACCATTAAATCTGTTCCCGTCAGTCGACGGTTCCTAAAATGGCTCTGACTGAAACTCAAGCTTACAAAATTGAAGTCAACGAGAACATGAGTCTGGGCGTTCGCTGTGCAGAGATCATTCTCAAAGATGGCGTTGAGATTGCACGTTCCTACCACCGTCAATGCTTTGCACCTGGCTCGGACTTATCAGCAGAGCCTCAAGAAGTGCAAGATGTCGCCGCTGCTGTGTGGACGCAAGAGGTAATTGATGCGTACAAAGCCGTGACTGCTGAAGCTGCTGCCGCTGCTGAAGTTCCTGAAGTTCCTGAAGTGAATACTGTCAAAGTAAAAAAGAAGTAGGCCCCCCGAAAAAACGGCGGGCGCACAATGCTGATGGAACTTTCAAGGCCAATGACCCCAACACTGCGGTCAATGAAGCCTGGGAGGTTGTCTAAAAGTAGGTGGCAAAAGACCCTCCCCGTTGACTTGGCATTCAGTGATCTGCTATAAATGTTTTTGTATTCGCTCTTTGAGAGCGGCCGCGCCCGCCGATGCCCTCTTAGATTTTTCTAAGGGGGCGTTGTGCTTTGTTAACAAGACGGCTAGCACCAGTTAAGAGAACGCCGTTTTGTTGACACTAGGACCTGAGCTTTATTAATATGAGTTTCGCCCCAACCCTTTCTCCAGACTTCGTTGGACGATTCTAACGCTGCGGTGGAGAAAGGCCAGCTGAAACGCTGGGTGGGCTGCATCAGCCCTGCAACAAAAAAGGACGATGCACTTCAATCCCCCCGGCAGTTCTGCACGTGAGTTCTCGCCGGGGGAATTGTTGTGAGTCGAGAGCGAGGCATGTTCAACGTAGTGATTCTATTCTGTGGCCATGAATTCAACGCCAGTTCCCCGTAATCGCCAAAGAAACTTCTGCCTCTCTTCTACGTACTAGCCCTGGAACGGGCTCATTGCCTGCTCCCTTGCACCAACGTGGAAGCTCTTCACTAATCACAGTATTCACGTCCTCCCCTCGGTTGAGCCTGCGGCGAAGCGTCGATTCTTGGACCGCACCAGTGCCGACATTGAAACTCCACGAAACGAGACTGTCGAACTGATTTTGTGTGAGCGCCACGTCAATCATGGAAATAATGCACTTCTCGAACCTGTCCAAGTCATCACGCAAAAGTTGGTTCGCTACAGCTTGCGTAATTTTTTGGCCTTCATAAACATCAGGCCCAGTGTGACCGGTTCCAATGGTGAGAATGTGCGAACTGCAGTAGTAGGACTCAAGCCGCGTCCCTTCGAACTCTTTGATGAGGGCTTGACCGAGTTCACCAGTTTTAGAAGGGTTGCTCTGTTGTGCTGGAGCGGGGGCCGAGCTACCCACTTCTACTTTTTTTGCCGGATCCCAGATGTCCACGTACCAGCCAGTGCCTGGCCCATCAACTTCCCAGCGCGGGTTCCAATTTTTGAAGCTGTAATGGAGGTTTTCACCGTTGGTTGAACCGGGATAGCCGCCGTTGACGAGGTCACAATCGCCATATGGGTCATTCACCCGCCAGCCTGTTGAGTCAAACCCGCGGATCACGCAGTAGTGACCTCCGCCCGTTCCAGGCAAACCCCCCTTGTGCAGCCAGCCCACCGGTGTCGGCCGACCGATGCTTATCTGCTGCTTCAGAACATCAGGGTTACCGTTGGTTTTGAACTCAGCGGCCAGTCCGAGTGACCGCAGCGCCCTTATCTGCGCTTGCGCGTCAGTGGAGTCGCCGAACTTGGACCGAACCTCGTTGTAGGCGTCATCGTTTGCGATCTTGCCCCAGTACATCGCCACCATGGCGCAACTTGAACTGAAGCATTCCCGATAACCAGTACCCGAGGCATTGTCACGCTGACTTTGATAAGGAACCTGGAGCGGATTATCTAGGTGGGGTGTTGCCGGCTTCTCTCTGAACTTTTGAATCCATGGACTGCGTGGACGGAGCAAGCTGTCTGGCATCGACTGCTGCAGCAGTTGCACAGCTTCCAGCTGCTGGGGTTCGGAATTGAAATACCGGAAAAAGTCAACGAGGTTTTCTTGTGGCACGGTCACATGGTTTTCCACCATTCTGACTGCGACACTGCAGGTCAGCCCTGGCTTTTGCTGAACTTTGGTAACCTTCGCCGCCAGTTCACCTTAAGCTTTCCTGTCGGTGTCTTAATTCGCAAAATCCTGTTGACCAACTTGACGGACGGAGACTTCATTACCGCTTTGGCGTTGATGAAATCGTTATCAATCTGTACTACGACTCCATTAACCGTGATGGCTGGCCGAACCAGGACCCTCTCTCCTTCGGGGACGTTGTAATTCGGCGGGTTCCACTTAGCTGTGAGTGTGTCGCCCTTTACGTTGGTGTATGTCACCTGAAGCTGGTCCCAATCCACGGCTAGTGGGTTCTTGCCCACCGCTGCCTGAAACGCCTCGAACGAGTCGAACTCACCCTTAGTCGCTATATCGAATACAAAGCCATTCTTCGCAAAGGCGCTGCGAATCACGTTGAATTCTTCAAGAGCCTTCGAATAGACAACATCTTCAACAGACAGCGAATAGTTGGTGTCTATCGTGTAAGTATTCAGCGGACGAATGGCTATAAAGACGTCGCCTTCCCTCAAGAAGATCCAGCCGTTTGCCTCGGTTTTCTGATCGATCGACTTCGGGTAGCTTAAGAGCGCTTCCTGTATCAACTGGTCTGAGTGATCATCGCGAAGTGCTTGCCAGTCTCCTCTGGGCCTTCCAAGACCTGCCCACGGGTCGGCTGTAGGTATATTGAAGAGGGCGATCGCCGTACTTTCATGCTGTGCCCATTGCTGAAACGGCGAGTTTAAGCCTCGCCAAGAGCGGTCATCGCTTCTCCAGTAGGGGTGGTAACACTCCAAGAAATTATAGAGGTCGGGACTTTTATAAATAAGACGAAACGCTGTGTAGAAAATGTAGTAACCCCATGGGTCGTACTGAAAGAATCCACTTCCCATGGCGTAGAGCTTATTTCGGTAGATATAACGTATTGAATTTGCCGGTAGGCCATTTCCCCATAAGCCAAAATCAGGAACTGATGCCGTAAGTTCATAAGGAGCAGTCTCCCCCTTGGCAAGGCTCTCGATGGCGATGGGAGGCCTCCAGCTTGTGACAGCTGAGTAGGTGATGCGGTTATCATTCCCGCGAAGTTTCGAAGGCGCCCTCCAGTTCTGAGCGTCGGCCCAGTAGAACCAGTGGATCCAAGATATGTTCAGGTTCTTTGATTCTTTGCTTGTATTTGTGTTCTCAATTCTTGAAGGCTTATCTCGATTCACCGGGGGGATTGTCACTCCCTCATAGTGATTAGCCGCTATGTTCGCAAGATGATAGTGAAGTGCAGCGTCGGCTGCAGCCTTTATTTCAGGATCCTTCGCGCATTCGTATAGAGCGTAGTAAGGAGCTAAATGAACCGGCGCATAGGTTGGAGATAGGTCTTCGGCATATCCTTTGTCGTAAAGGCTTTTCATCACCGCCAGCAATTGTTGGCGAGTTTTCTCCATAACCTCCGCGCTGGTTTTCTTACCCCTTACCCACCCACTTTCATTAGGCCAATACTGAGCAAAGAGATATGCTCCTACGCCCTTCATTATTGCGTGATTCTCGGTCCCGTGGGCTAGTAAATCGCTGAAACCTTTGAGCCTGTTCTTCAGATGATCTAATTGAGCAGGTGTAAATTTATCCCAATATTTTCCTAAGACCCACGCAATACCGTAATAACTGAATTGTTCACCGTTACTAACAGTTGACAATTCATCGTAGTAATGGGTGATTCGGTCGATCACATAGTCGTCGTCAGGGTTCAGCGAGAGACGCGCCAAGGCCACCGCAGCTCCGTGTTTGGCATTGGGTTTTATAGGCTCATCTCGATATTGTTCGATCAACCAGGCGGCGCGTTCTTCCATGGTTGACAAGTCTTGCGCTGAAGCAAAGCTTATAGGAACCTGGAGCGGATTAACTAGGTGGGGCATCGGATTCCTGGGGTGTTGCCTTCTCTACCTCGTCTAGCCACTCCCGAAGCTTTATACCAGTGGCGGTGTACTTAGGCCACTTCACCGCCTTCAGGAGGCTGGAGCGATCCAGGCAGATGTATGACTTGCCCGGTTCCCAGACCAGAAAACTCGATGGTCCTTCTCTTGGTGTTCGCCATTCAATCCACAAGGCCCCGTGTTTGCTGAACTTTGTTGTTTTCATCGTAGTTTGGGTTCTGATGCTGTGGGCGCATTGTTCTTTGAGGTCTGCAATCATTTCATCCAGCAGCGCCTTACGGCTCGGTGCACCACACGAAGGTTGCGTTATCCACTGCAGTCAACTCACAGCCCATAAACAACATGTGCTTTGGCGTAGTGAGCGAGACAGGTTCAGGTGAGCAACCAATCTTCCTAGCTTGATCTACCAGATAAGCCATGAACGCATAGCTCACTTTTATCGATAGCTCACTTTTATCGGTTGAAAATTGATCTGACCGGAAGTCAGAGCGTCGGAGGGGCGGAAGGCACCAAGTTGACTGCATGGTACGCATGTCGCGCCAGCACCGAATCTCATTACGCATTCGCTCCAAATTTATCTCGAACCACTGTTCGATCATATGCAGCTGAAGGGTTTGTTCTGTTGTCATTTTCTTGGTGTTCGCC